GGCACAGGTCGGGACAGCGATCCATGAATACGTAGCCAAGGCGTTCAAGGACAAGCACCCCGACTGGATCGTTGACGAACGACGAGTCAAGGCAGTGTTCCCGTCAGGGGTAGAGATCAGCGGAACACCGGATATCATCGCCGTGCCGCTCAACATGGTCATCGACGTGAAGACAGTGGACGGATTCGCGTGGATCAAGCGCGAGGGAACCTCACAGAACCACAAGTACCAGCGCCACTGCTACGCACTCGGAGCGATGCAGGAAGGACTCCTAGACGACAGCAAGACCGTCTACGTAGCCAACCTGTACATCGACCGCAGCGGCAAGGAACAAGAGCCGTACTTCATCATGGAGGAGTTCGACCACACCCTCACCAGCGAGATCGACTCTTGGATTCAGGATGTCATCTACGCCGTCACCAACAATGAGGACGCCAGCCGTGACATCCCATCACCTGTATGCGAACGCATCTGCGAGAAGTTCACCGCCTGCCGTGGCCTGCTGGAAACGCACGACGGCAGCGAGTTCATCAAGGACAAGGAACTTCTCTCCGCAGTCGCCATGTACGTCGAAGGACGCGACATGGCTAAGGAAGCGGAGCAGATGAAGAAAGCAGCCCAAGCAATCCTCTCGGGAATCAACGGATCGACAGGCGACTATCAGGTAAGGTGGGTCGATGTTCAGCCCACCACCGTGGACTCGTTCGAAAAGCAGGGCTACTCGCGCATGGATGTGCGGAAAGTACGCCGCTAGCATTCCGGTACGGCACCCCGAACTTCAGTGAATATGCCCTGATGGTCGTACCGGATAGGCGGGAGAAGGGGCTTAACCCCTTTCTCTCCTTCTCCCGCCACCCCAACTTCTAGGAGACACCAATGACACTCCAATCACATCGCCCTATGCGTGACATATACGTACTCGGCAGCGGGGCAACACTCGGATACATGCGCGACAGGTTCTTCGACGGCAAGACCATCGTCTCCACCAACAAGGCAGCATGGCGCATGGAACTGTACGAACGGGACTGCACTCTCGTCACCCACAGCCACTACCACGAAGACATCTACCTGCTGGCAGAGCAGTACCCCAACCACATGTTCTACGCACCAGAAGGCGACCAAGGGTTCGAAGGGAAACCAGAACGGCTCCTGCCGAACATCCACTTCTACCCACACCCGCCAACCAAATACGACTTCAGGGTAGAGGAAGCAGTCCACCCCGATGGATTCCTCGTCGGGTCCAGCAGCATCCACGGCTCCATGCACATCGCAGCCACGATGGGGGCGCAGACCATCATCCTCGTTGGCGCTGACTGCGGGATGCTGGACGGCATGACGAACATGGAAGGGTACGTGTCAGGGAACCTGCGAGAGAACCCCCGCATGTGGCTGGATCGCTGGGAGGAGCATCTCCGCATGGTCAAGGCATGGCTCCAAGACCACTACGACGTGGACATCTACTCCATGAACCCGTTCCTCAACCTCAACCTAGAAGGCCACGAATGGTCATAGGCGCGGGAACCCATACCTCTAGGAGAAACCAATGACCACACGAATCAAGAAGCAATGCTGGGCATACGACACCAGTAACCACAGGTGTGAGAAGAACGCATCGCACGCAGGAAACCACTCCATCACCTACTCATGGACAGATGAGGAATGCTCAGCACCATTCGCAGTAGCGAAACCAGAAATACAACCAGAGATCAAGCAGACCATGATCAAGAACATCGTCACCAAATGCACCGCATGTCTCCACCAGCACAAGGACGGAGCGTGCAAATGCGGATGCTACACACAGATCGGATGACGATATGGCAGACATGCGTCAACGGTCACGACCTAGAAGCAGAAAGCGCATGGCTCTACCGTCTCGGAGGAGTACGAACATGCCGACAGTGCGCGATCATCGCAACGAAGCCTAAGAAGAACACACGTCTATGAGAGTCGCATTCCTCACCACAGACTTCACACTTGACCCCGCTACACGACAGCCGATACCGAACGGTTCCGCGTACTACAGGTGCGTGCTTCCGATGTATTCGATACGACCGATCCCCGCAAAGATGGGCTACCCCGCGTGGCTCCCTGAGCGGGGATTTGGCGTTTTACAGGGAGATGGGACAGCGGACTTCGGATTCCCGGTAGTGATGCTGAAACTCCTCATGGAATCCCACATCCCGCACCAGATCAAAGGGGCGCAGGCGATAGGGCAGAAAGTCATCGTCGATGTGGACGACCTGTATGAAGGACTTGATGAGAAGAACATTGCCTACAGCGAGACAAGCCCCGACAAGTCACGAGTCAGGAACAGGGATCATTACCTTAAATCAATACTCCTCGCAGACGCGATAACCGTCACCACCCCGTACCTGAAGACTCATTACTCTCGCCTCCACCCCAACGTCCACCTCATCCGCAATGGCGTCAACTATCAGATGTTCCCCGTGAAACAACACACAGCGAGGAAGCCAGTCATCGGATGGGTCGGAGGAGTCCACTGGAGGTCAGGGGACGTGGAAACCCTCAAGCCGTGGCTACCGGACTTCCTAGAAAACCATGACCTCACGTTCCATCACAGCGGCACCGTCCCATTCGGGGAGACATTCGCTGATAAGGCAGGCATCCCACCAGAACGATTCACAAGCAGCATGATGGTCCCCCTCCACCGCTACCCCGAACTGTTCCCGCCCATCGACATAGGGATCGTTCCACTCAACGATCTCCCATTCAACCAAGCGAAATCCACTGCCAAGGGATTCGAATACGCAGCAGCAGGAGTCCCGTTCATCGCCCAAGCACTCCCCGAATATGCACGACTCGCATCAATGGGAGTGGGGAAGGTAGCGGAAACGCCAGATCAGTGGATTGATGCGATGACGTTAATGCTTGATCACCGCTACAGGATCACTGAATCAACCCGTAATAGGGCATTGATCGAAACGGATCACAGCATTCAAGCGAGAAGCAGCGAATGGTACGACCTGATCCAGTCGATGTTTACCAAGTAAACGACTAGCGGGGCATCTTCAGGATAGGCAGAAGGAACTTCGATCCATCCTTATCAGCCTTCGCAGTGAACGAGATATGGATATGGTGCGTGTGACCATAACCCGATCCACGGAACTTCCAATTGTTCGCCGTCGCCGACGCAACCTGATCCTCGTACACGATATGAGCGACACGACCGTTGTCCAGACCGAGACGGCAGTACTCGGCGAGTTGATGAGCGAACCTCATGTTGTCGCCCGGAGCACCGAAGTCCTCATCAATATCAATCGCATGAACATACCCACTAGGAGCAGGGTTGTGATACGAACCCTTGCCGTTCAACCCCCAGCCGCTGCGATTCGCATGAGCATTGTCACCGATCCAGCCATCGCTGGCCTTGTCCCGCTTCGGGAACCGAGCATTCACCTGATTGCGGAGCGTCACCCCAGCAGCGCACAGTTTCGCCATCAGAGTCCTGCCTCATCGAAGTCCTCAGGAGCAGCAGCGACATCGGCATCGTTCGGAGTGATGTTGTTCAACGCCACCGAAGGAGCAATCACAGCACCGATCAGTGCGATCCACAGCGGGGCGGCATCCTGCGACACCAGACCGTAGAACACCAGCAGAGGAATCGCTGCCAGCGACACCATGTACAGGTGCTTCCGATGCTTGGAATCCTTCAACCAGTCAGTCATTCGTCCGCTCCAAATGCCATTGAATATGGGTATCAAGTTTCGACTCTATCCGATCCACTGCATCCCGCATCGACGCACCTGAATTGGGTGTCACCTCGTGCAGGACTTTCCCTACCCGAACGTCGATCAGCCAGAACAAGCCAGCAAACACGGCAGTGACGATGCCGACAATCGTCAGCACTTCATTCGGACTGTCCAACCATTCAGGCATAGCGACTACTCCGGTGCAGGAGCGGCTGGAGGAACAAACACGTCATTGGCAGCATCAAAAGTAAATCCCTGACCAGCGTAGGTGCCTCGAAAGGAACCGCTGTATGAAGTCTGCTCCCAGTGCCCGTCAAGACCAATGGACTTGATGAATGCCTGACCGACCGCATTGGAAGCCGGGTAGTCGCCTCCACCGCAATCGCTGTTGTTGACGACGATGACCTGACGGACGATCCCGCTTTCATCGACCTGAGCGAAGTGAGCCATGATCATTTCCTTTCCATGTTAGGAATGTTATGCAAAGTTA